CTATGATATAGTATCTATTACTAATAGTATAGATGAACGAACAAGTTTAATTGAAAAAGGAGTGGATGTAATTAGGAATATATTTACATCTACTAAAGAAAATTAGGCTGATAACATAGAATTTACAAAATGTTCTAAAGTGGTTGCTGATATTTTAGAATCAAATTCTATTGTGTTACTATCTTTAACCATTTTTACAGTAGGGTATGATTCAATATTATATTTATTCATCATATTTTGGACTTTACTATTTTCATTAGTACAGTCAATATCACTACATTTAACAATATATCCATTCATTTCTTTATCATTAAATTGTTTCTTAAAATTATTCCATTCTGGAAGAGCGGTTTTACAGTGTGGGCACCAATCTACATGAAAAAATAATATATTAACTTCTTTATTACGTCTATTGGCATTAGGAATATTAGCTTGTTTAGTTTCTATTTTCTTCATATAGTATGATTCATAACCATATTTAGCAGCATAACCAAAAATTACAATAGCTATTAGTGCTATAATATATTTATAATAAGGACTTATTATTTTACTAACAACATCTACTAATCCGGACATTATATATTATTCATATACTTTTATATTTTTTAATTATAACGAATACTTAACTATTTAGTAAATATTATTTTATCAATATTTTATAACTTTATCATGCCAAAAAACAAAACTTATAAAAATCGTATTTACTCTCTAAATGATTATAATAGTGGAGATGGAATGCTAACGAGTGTATGGGGTCCGAGTATGTGGCATTCGTTACACGCGATGAGCTTTAATTATCCTATTAAACCTACAAATAATGATAAACGCCGATATAGAGATTATATAATAAATCTTAAATATGTTCTACCCTGTGGTAAATGTCGTTCAAACTTATATAATAATTTTAAAAAACTACCCTTACATATGAAACATATGAAATCACGAGATACCTTTTCAAAATATATTTATGATTTACATGAATTAATAAATACTATGTTAGACAAAAAATCGAATTTAACATACGAGGATGTCAGAGAACGTTACGAACATTTCCGATCTAGGTGTTCATTACCATTAAAACAAATGAAGAAAACTCATAAAAAATATGAAAAAGGATGTCTTGAACCATTATATGGTGAGAAATCAAAATGTGTAATAAAAATAATACCTAATAACGTTAAAGAAGACACGTTCCAAATTGACGATAAATGTATAAAATATAAATTAAATTAAGAATGATATATTTAGAAGATTTATAATTATATCATCTTGTAAAGCGGAAATATATTATAAAATATATATACAAATAAATATAATAATGCCAAATAAGTTAATAGAAAAGGAAATTGGTGAAGAAAAAGAATTATCACAAATTGAACTTCAAAATAATAACAAACCTGTTAAGAAAAGTAAAAATATTCCTTTTTGGGGTGAAAATCCAAATGTTCTTTTTATGCCTAAGTATTTAATGGAATTCTTCCCAGTCGAGGATATGACATATGAACAAAAATTAAATGCGATTACTCGTAGTGTAATTATTTTAACAGTATTGTTATTTGTATTCTTTGGTAGCAGACATTTAGTAATAGGTATTATTAATATAGCAGCCATATACATTTTACATTTTTATCATAATAAAGAAAAACAAAAGAAGGATTCTAAAAAAGTTATCGAAGATGTAAAAGAAAATTTTTCTGATCAAGCTATAGACGCGTTAATTAAGGAAGGTGAAACAATACCTAATAATTTATTTACTGAACCTGAATCAAGCAATCCATTTAATAATGTATTAATGACTGATTATGATTATAACCCTAACAAAAAACCTGCTCCACCCGCATTTAATATGAATGTAAATGATAAAATTTTAGAGAATGCTAAAAAATTAGTAAGTGAAGCTAACCCAGACCAACCTGATATAAGTAATAAGTTGTTTAAAGATTTAGGGGACCAGTATGTTTTTGAACAATCATTACGCCCATTTAGTTCTAATCCTAGTACTACAATACCTAACGACCAACAAGCATTTAGTGAATTTTGTTATGGAAGTATGATTTCTTGTAAAGAAGGTAATAATTTTGCTTGTGCTAGAAATTTATCAAGACATACTAATCATTAATTTAATAAAAATATTTATATTATAAAATTCATTCTCTCTCTATAGTATAAAACAAGATGTCTTCAACAAGTTCCTATTTATTTAATAATACCGCGCGTATTGGTTCTGATGTAACTGACCAAACACAAAATAATGTTCATAATACAAGAAGTGCTAATCATATGTTATCTAGTTATTTTAGCGATAATGTATCTTCTGATTATGTAAATTTTGCCATTGACCAACCTACTATGTCATTTAGTGGTGTTTCTAGAGGAAAAGGATTAAATGGTAATGTTATTGATAATGAATCATCTTTATTAATTAAAGATGTTGAACAAACCACCCCTTTTGAAAAATTACAATTATTTCAACGTCCTTTTGTAACTGTTCCTTATTTAGGAAGAGGAAGCTGTGATCCTACTATTGAGTCACAATTATTACATGGTGAATCTGTTGCTGATAAAAAGAGCGTATCCACTATTATGGATAAGTCATTTTCTCAGTATCAGCTTTATCCTACTGATGATAAAATGGAAGAACGTGTAAAAGACGCATCACATACTGTTGAAGAAGCCGCTTTAGATGGATGGGTTCGTGGAGGTATGGCTAGTCGTGAAATGACTTCTGATGATATTTTAGAACATAACAATCGTCCTAATCATTTGTTTTAGATTTGTTTTAGATTTATAAAGTGAAAATACCACTTTATAAATAATTATATTATTTTAGATAAATATATTGAAATTATAACCAGATTGTATATAAATGGAAAGTTCTAGTTATTCAATACAAAATAGTAATAATAATAACAAAATACCTAATGAACAATTATTTAAAATTCATTATATGGATTCTAGCAAACATGTTAATAAAATTATAACATTTTCAGGAAATGGAGAACAACACACGTTAAATGATATATTTAGCGAACAAACAATATCTAGTATTGAATTGAATAATGTTGATACTATATTTTCATCACAACAAATACATAAGGATGATACCATTAGAAATCTAAAAAAAAAAATTATTTCAGAAATAGGTACCAATGTTATTTCTTATCCAGAAATTTACCTATACGCAAAAATAAAGATGGATTTGTCATTATTTGAAATGTATAGTTTAATTACCGATAACAACAAACATACTCTTGATTCTGATATGTTAGGACAATTACTTACAAATTATGATATTAATTTAAATATTATAAAGGATATACCTATTCAAGATACTTATTCTTATAATGATCTACTTAAATATTTAAATGTTTTAGACAAGAAACAAGAAATATGGATACCTATTGGACCACAATTCGCAGACAATAAGATTAATCTATTATTTCAGGCGAATCCATATAAAATTCTAAATGCTGCTAATAATCCATTTCAACCTAATGTTAATAACCCATTACTATCATTTGAAAATAACGTATTATTATCATATGGTGATTTAATTGATAATACTATTTATGCTACTTCTGTATCAGATGTTATTAAATACGCAACTAGTATTAATCTTGACGATGAATATATTATTCCTATATATTTTCCATTACTTGAGAAATATGAAATCTACACTGGTATTCAATTAGAAAATAAAAAACAAGAACTTTTAATTGAGAATGAAAAATTATATACATCTAATTTTGAAAAAAATGAAAAGAATATGAATTTATTTTATCAAGTTTATAATAACGGCAATCCGGATGAAATTAAATTTTCTCAAAATGGTATTCAACGTATTGAATTTACAATGCACCCTTCTATGAAAACTAAATTACCATTAGAAAATCTTTTTAAAAATATCCATGCTAATAAACAGATACCTTTTATTAAATATAATCCCGGTTCAAGGTTTGAAAAAATATACAGGGTATATTCAGAAGAAATTACAAAAACTGGAGAACATATACCATATTTATCAAAATCAGATATTATTAATTATTCTAAAAATATTGGTAAAAATTTACAAATTACATTTGTTATACAGGAAAAATTAAATGATAGGTTAATTGATATAATTGTTAGTATTAACCAAAACGCAGATATTGATATTATATGTGACTTTTCTAGCAAACAATTAGAGGTTCCCAGAAGTGTTGTAACATTTAAATTACCTACTTATACAGAACTTGAGTTATTTTTAAATGATAAACTTAACAGCAAACTAGATATATTAAATAAATATTTGCATACATTAAATTATAAATTACCAACATTTTCTACATTTAAACATAATAGTCTTGAAATTATCACAACTCATTATAAAATATGGTCTCCATTGGAAAAAGATATAAACCTTAAAGATTTTTCACATATGGTTACTAGTATTTTCGATGTTTATGATGTTAAAAATGATTCTATTAAATTGGCTTTTAAACGTGTTAATAATTATACGCAAATGGATTCTATTAACAGACTTATTACTGAAACTTATAAAAAATCTAATAGTGAAAAAGAAGTAATTAATACATTAATATTAAATCATGGATTATCAGAACAAGAAGCATTATTAGAATTTACAAAATATTTAAATAACTTTACACGTATTAATGGTAAATATGTTAATAAACATCTTGATATTGCTGAAAATCCTGGGTTCTCAGTTGATATTGGTAGATTAAAAACCGGTCTTATTTTACATATTGATATTTTACAGATTAATAATATTGAATATATTGATTTATTACAAATTTATTTTAATAGTTTATTACGTATATCTCAAAATATAGGTATTCATTCTTTATCACAATCTACATCTTCTATTCAAAAACAATTATCTGGTAAATTTTCTAAAACACAAGAGATTACTGTTGATAATGTAATATTACCATCTGAAAAAACAATTAATCCTATTGTGCAAAATAATATATTAAATGAAGATGATGACGAGGATGACGAGGATGACGAGGATGACGATGACGACGAGGACGGAATATTTTTTGATGATGATGATTATGAAGAAGATGAGGATGAGGATGAGGAAGATGACACACTAAACTATGGTGGAACAAAACATTCTACAATTAAAGAATTAGACCCTAAAAAATACATGTTTGATAAATTAAAATTACTAGAGCCTGAAATTATTTTAACACAAGAAATGGGGCATTATAAAGCATATTCTAGAGCATGTCCTACTAATATGATGCGACAACCTATTATTGTTACAGATGAAGAAAAACAAAATATTGATAAAACACATCGAAACGCATACGGTTATGCTTTACGTTATGGTTCTGACCCAAATAATAAAAATTGGTTTATATGTCCTCGTTATTGGTGCTTAAAAACTAATAAACCTCTAACTAAAAAACAAGTTGATTCTGGTGAATGCGAAGGAAATACCTTTGAATTTACAGAAGATAATTACCATAAAAACGCAAACGATGAATATATACATCATTCTCCTGGTTTTTTATCAGATACAACCCACCCTAAGTATGGTGTCCCTTGTTGTTTTAGTAAAAATTGGAATTCAGCACAATTATCATCTAGACGTGATAAATGGAATATTACAGATGATGATGTAGATGAACCTAAAGGTGAAAATTGGCAAAATGTAATAGACGGGGTCGATACTGAATTAAAAGGTATTATTGACAAACGAATTGTTAAAAAACAAACTAAAAAAATAAATATCAATGAAGTAAAATATTTTTCAAAGATTTCTTTATTTGATAATCCTGGAACATGGGTTTTTTTACCAAAAGCTGTACAATTATATTTTAATATTGATTATAATAACGTGATGTCATCAGAAAACTCCCAATTAATAAAACCTGACCAAAAAACTGTTTTATTATATACTGTTGAACGTAAATATCATCAGTCATTTATAGGATGTATAGCAAATATTTATGCTACAGTTAATAATTATGATAAATTAAAAAAACCTATACCTACTATTTCTGAGATGAGAAATATTATAGCAAATTCATTGACATTAGATATGTTTTTACAATATCATAATGGTTCATTAGTTTCTATTTTTCAACCAAAACGATATATGGTTTCCGAGGATATATTAAATAAGCATACAGATAGTATTTTTTACAAATCATTAGATGAAAACATTGAAACCCAAATGGATTTTTATGAATCTACTGTAGCATCATTTGAAAGATTCTTAGAGTATATACGAGATGACGATTCATGGATAGATTATGTATATTTATGGGACGTAATTACGTCTTCAAACAAAAACCTATTCAAAAATGGTATTAACCTTATTATATTAAGTATATCAGATAATGATATTACTGATAATGTTGAAATTATTTGTCCTACTAATTCATATAAATCTAAATTTTATGATACTAATAAAGATACTTTAATATTAGTAGAACAAGATGGTTATTATGCTATTGTTTCTATTTATGATAATACTGATAATAAGAAATCATTTAAAAGAATTTCTACATTTTCTAAAACTAATATTACAAAATTACCAGAATTACAAAGAATTATAAATACTATTCAAAAAACTACTAACAAATATTGCAAACCATTACCTAGCAAACCTAAAGAATATAAGTATAAACAAAATATTTCTGCTGAAAGTATAATTGATATTTTACAAGAACATAATTATATTATCATATCACAAGTTTCTAATTATAATAGCAAAATTATTGGGTTTATTATTAAAAATACTTCAGAAAATAGTAATACTATTTTTATTCCTTCGTTTCCTTCTTCTATAATTGATGATACTGATATCCCTATTATTTATATGGATGATATTACATGGTATGATTATGACACAACTAAAAACGCTTTATTTGATATACATAATAAAACCAATGGAAAAATATTATGCAAACCTTTATTAAAAGTTATAGAAGATAATTTAATTGTCGGATTATTAACTGAAACCAACCAATTATTACAAGTAATACCTCAAGAAAATATTATTGATGACGGTATTAATTCGATTAAATCATATGGATTTCAGGATTATTTTAATACTGATAAAACTATACAAACTACTGATGAACAGGACCTAGAACGAATAGAAGTTATTAAAAATATCCATCTAGAAACACAATTTTATTCATCTTTTAAAACTACTATTAGAATTTTATTAAATGAACCTAGTAATCATAATATACGTGAAAAAATTGTTGAAATTATAAACGAACCTAATTATTTATATCGTATTAAGTTACAAAAATTAGAAATTTTATTAAAATTTTTACTACGTAATTCTATTTCTTTTGATGAAATAGATGAAAATGTATTACATAGTATGAAATCTGTAACCGATTGCACTGAATACGTCGAAAATAAATCTTATTGTATTGTTAAAAATAACAATAATCATCTTATTATACCTAATCAGAATTTAATAAGTGGTATTGATAATGAACAATTATATTTTGGGCGAATGGCAGATGAACTTGTTAGGTATAAACGAGTTCAATTATTTATGTTGGAACCACTTAAGTATTTAAATATAGGCACTGTTGATTATAATGTAAATAATGATGAAGTTATTTTATTACAATCAGTCTTAACTGATGATTATTGGAATAATTTACAACCATTCCAAACGAATAAATATATACACAATTTAAATTATGATATTGCTAACCCTAATATTACACAAAGATACTCTTCTGAAATTACACATACTGAAAGCGATTTTACAGATAATATTAATAATGAATCTAATAATTTATGTATTAAAGAAGAATTACCTGATGTAATCGGCAATATTAAAAGTGAATGGAAACATGCCTTTCCTATAGGTTCTAAAGAAATAGTATTTAATTGTAGTAATACATGTAGTTTTAATATAATTCAAACTATTTATGACAAACATTTTGATACACAGATTACAATTACTCAAATTAAACAAATTCTTATTTCAGAATATAATAAGTATATGGAGAATCATAAATCAAAAATATTACATATTCTTCGAAAACAGAATGGTAAAGATAAAATGATAAATGCTGTTGAAAAAAATAATATGGGAATATGTCATGAAATAGGGTGGCTGATGGCAAGCGAGTTAATTGCTTCAGGGATAGACATAAGCTTTGCTCCAGTATTAGATGTAGATAGAGAAACTAGCAGCATTATTGGAAATAGATCATTCTCAAATGATCCTAAGTTACTTATAAAATTAGCAAGAAATTTTATCAATGGAATGAATGAGGCGGGCATGCAGGCAACTGGTAAGCATTTTCCTGGGCACGGAGGTATATTTGAAGATAGCCATATCTCTGAGCCTGTTGACACCAGATCATATGAAAAATTACTGGAGATTGATTTAAAACCTTTTATAGAACTAAAAAATAATTTAGGTGCGTTGATGACAGCTCATATAACTTTTCCAAAGATAGATGATATTTGTGTGAGCTACTCCGATATATGGATAAAAAAAATATTAAAAGAGAAACTAACATTTGAAGGAATAGTCTTTAGCGATGATTTATCTATGAAAGGTGCAGGTGCTTTCTCAATGGGTGAAAAAGCTATGAAATCAATCGAGGCTGGTTGCGACATGGTTTTAGTTTGTAACGATTATGATG